ATACCCGCTCAGACCAGGGCAGAGTGCCTCCAGCACGCGGCCACGATCCGACAGATGTTGCCGGCGCACATTCGCTTGATCTGGCAGGAGTGCCAGTCGGAGCGCCAACAGGCCGCGCGGCGCGCGGCGCAGAAGGGAGACGCAAAATGAAGGACAACGACGACATCGCCCGTTCCGGCCTGGCGTTCGGCTGGATCGAGGAGACCCGCCCGCGCAGCGGCGCGCGGCGATACTGGATCGCCATCGCCCTACTGCTCGCGGCGGTCGTGGGGACGGTGGTCCTGGTGGGAGGGTTCCGATGAGCGCCACCGACACCACCACCCTCGCCGCCCGCCTCGCGCGGGCGGATGTAGGCGAGGCATTCTGGGAGCGCGTGACGCCGCATTTCCGTCACCACGCCATCGAGCGCTGGAAAGACACGCTGGAGACCGTGCGGCGCGCGGGGCTGGCGGTGGTGGAAGCGGAGGAGGGGCGATGAGCGACGACATCCTGCACGAACTGAAAGCCGACTGGATGGAGTGCGCGTGCTTCGAGGGCTCGCTCTCCGTCGACCGAGAGGTCATCGACCAAGCCGCCGCCGAGATCGAGCGGCTGCGCGCCCGCATCGAGGCGCTGTGGGAAGCTTTCGGCATCCTGACCACGCTCGCGCCAGCGATGGAAATCGATACGTCCGACCCGATGGGCATGGCGCGCAACATCGAGGCGACTGTGCGCGCTGCGCTGGAGGCCAAGCCATGACCCACCGCCCCGCCCCGCTCGTCATCCGCTGGTGGCTGCGTGCCACCGGCTACGGTGCCATCACGATGCCATGGCGCGTGGCCTATTACCGCGACTGGCCTCCCGACCACGGGCTGGTCGCGCATGAGGAGGTCCACCTCGCGCAGATCGAGCGGTACGGAGCGTGGGGGTTCGCGGCGCGGTATCTCTGGTGGCTGGCGCGGTATGGATACTGGCGGCATCCGATGGAGATCGAGGCGCGGGAGAAGTCTGGATATAGCTAGGCCGGATAGGTCGTCCAAGGCAGTTGAAAATGCGGCCCGTCGAAGAAGCTGCGCCAGTCCCCGCCCCACTCAATCTGCACGCCCTCCACCGCCGCCGCCGCCTTCATCTCGGCGGCGAGCGCGCGATACGCGGGCGCGTCCCAGCGCGCTTTTCCGGTGTCGTCCAGCACCGCGAGATCGACGGCGTGGCCGGTGAGGTGACGCGAGCGCATGGTCTGCGAACGGCCTTCGCGCGCTAACTGCGCTTGGCGTTCCATCGTTCGGACGCCCTCGGTGACGATGAACCTCACCCTGCCGAGCGCCGCGCGCTCGACCACGCGGACGAGGTCAGGATGCACGCCTTCTAGGCGTTTTCGATCGCGAGCGGTGAGGCTCATTTCTTCAGCGCCGCCGCGATCTGCGGCGCGATCTTCTCGGCGCTCCTGCCGATCACATAGCCGCCCAATCCCAATTGCACGATATCCCAGAGCTTCAACACCTCGGCCTCGCTGATGCCCGGTGCCGAGTATCCGAGCCACCGCGCCACGATCAGCGCGCCGAAAGTCAACATCAGGATCGGACGCCAGCACGCGGCCAGGAAATGCTCGCTGCGCGCCTCGGCCAGCACAATCTCGCCCGCCGCGCGCTCAAGTTCGGCGCTCGACGCGAGCAGCTGCTTCGCGATCTCGGCCTCGGCCTGGGCGCGGGCGTTGGCGTCGGGGATGAGGTTACCGAGGGCTTTGCCGAGGATCGGGACCAGAGCGGGGAGGAGGGCTGCGATCATGAAGCGGTCCTTTCAAAGAGGCCAGCGCGCTCAACGGCGGCGGCGATGCGAGCACGCGCGATCTCGACATACTCGGCCTCGCGCTCAATGCCGATGAAACGGAAGCCCTCCAGCGCCGCCGCCTTGCCGGTCGAGCCGCTGCCCGCGAACGGGTCAAGGACGGTGCCGCCGAGTGGGGTGACGAGGCGGCAGAGGTAGCGCATAAGGTCGGTGGGCTTGACGGTGGGGTGTGTGTTTTTCCGCATGGTAATGCTTCCCATGGTTCCATCGCGGCGACCAGACATCCCGCCTGCAACGCCTGCAACGCCTGCAACGCCTTCATCGCGGTCTTTCGCGCTCGCCTTCGCGCAGTAGAAGAAGCGGGCGGCGTCGTTTAGCAGCCTCACCACCTCCTCGCTGCCATCGTGGATCAGGTTGGCGGGCCAGCGGCCGTATCGTCCATGCGCCCCGCTATTTCCGTTGCGAACCGTAATGGTCGCTTCCGTCCCCACCCTGCACCCGTCGACGTTGATCGCCCCGGTGCCGTGCTCCAGCACGTTCGCGGCCACGGTGCCGGCCAGCGGCTTCCGGGCCATCGTGATCGGCTCCAGGGCGGGCTTGAGGGCGGTGCCCCAGCCTTGCCACTGGCGGGCGGCTTCGGTGGCGGGGGCGGTAAGCGGTGCGTCAACGCGGGGGGCCAGCACCGACGCTTCAACGCGCACCATATTCGGGCGACCATTTGGGTTCGGCCCTACTACTTCCCGCTCTACCCCTGCCGCCTTGTCAATCGCCTTCGACACGTCTAACGACTTCGGAAACCCCGACCCATAAACCCACGCGATCATGTCGCGGATCTCAAACCCTGCATCCTCAATCCGGCAGGCCATCCGGTGCTGAGTTCTGGTGCCAGCGAAGGCCAGCAGATGCCCGCCCGGTTTCAGCACCCGCAGGCACTCACGCCATACGTCTTCGCTGGGCACGTCGTAGTCCCACTTCTTACCCATGAACGACAGGCCATAGGGCGGGTCGGTCACGACCGCGTCAACGCTGGCGTCCTGCATCTCTCGCATGACGGCGAGGCAATCGCCGTGGCGGATCTCCTGCATTCTCTTCCTCCTGCTGGATCAAAATCGAATACCGATGATGGTGCGTCACCATCTGCTCAGCCACGCGCCAGCCGGCGGGCACGGGTTCGTCTCTTGGATGCCACCGCAGCACTACGGTACGCTTCGGGATCGATGCAGAACCCGAGCGGCCCGCGTTGCGGCTCGTAGGGCTTCCCCGGCGGATCGGCGGATCGTAGCTCATGGATCGAGCCCTGCATCATTTCGCCCGTGTGCGCGGCGGCTTCTTGCCAGTCGGGGTCGTCGTATCCGGCTTTGCGTCGTCGTGGCATGCTGCCGCCTCCCACCGCGCGCGCTTCCATTCCATTATCTCGACGGCTTCGGCCAGGTCGGCGTAGCAATGCAGCGCCGCCGGTCCCTCGCGTGTCGGATCGACCACAATGCCAATCGTCGCGCCGTGCTTCTGCGAGCCGAACTGATGCTGGTCGGCGTAGCTGTCGAGGAACTTGTAGCCGCGCGCTCGCGCAAGCCAGAACGGACGCGATGACTTGTTTGCGTCTTCGCCGTTGAATAGTTCCCAATGGTGCTGATGGCCCGCGACGTAGACATCGGCGTCGCCGCCGCTGAACTTGGCCGCGCGCATCGGGCCATGCAGCGGATTGTAGATCGACGTCCCCTTGAAGTCATGCGCCGCCCAGATGCGGACGGCGTGGCCCGCTGGCGTCGCGACCTCGAACTGCGCGGACCAGTCCTCGAGCATGGCTCCACCGCGCGCCATCCAATCGAGCGGGTCGCCCGTGCCGTGGCTGGAGGACCAGAGATCATGATTGCCCTTCACGATCACCAGCCACGGCACCGTCGAGAAGAACCACTGCGCGAGCTTCCAGCCCTGTGTGCGCGTCACCTCTTGCTCGGCGTAGAGGCGCTGCAAGCGGCCCGCCCAATTGTTCACGACGTCGCCAAGGCACACGCCGTGGACATGCGCGCGGCGCATCAGCTTGTGGTGCTGGCGCAGCAGCGCCCAGTTGGTGCCGGGATCATCGAGGTGCGGATCGCCTACCACCGCGAGGCAATACGGACCGTCGTCGTGCAGCGTGAAACGTGCCCAGGTTTTCGCGGCCTTGTGCTCGGCGCGGCGCTTGTAGTTCCGCTCAAGCTTCTCGATCAGCTCTTCGACCGGGACGTCTGCGTCTGGGATCGACGGAGGATCAAAGCGCGGCTTCGGCGGCGCATCGTTGGCGATTCGGTCGTCGGGCGACAGAGACCAGTCGATCTGCCGACCTGCTGCGGCCTCAATCTTTTCGATCGACGCCCTGTCCACGCTCTGCCGCAGCCCTAGCCGGTCCCACGCGATACGCGCGGCGGACCGAGTCCCTGGCCGAGACATCACCCCCATCGGGGTGCCGCCCTCGCGCAGCGCCTGTTCGATGGCGTCGATGCGGCGGTGGGCCTCGGCCCGCGAGATCGGCGGCGTCGGCATCAGGCACTGCGCCCGAGCGCGCGCCAGCGCGTGCCGTCGCTGGCAACGCAAGCGCGACCATCAGGCCCGACGATGACGAGCGTCCACGAGCCGGACGGCGCGGCGAAGACAACGACCTGTCCGCCGGGCATCTCGCCCACCGCGACCGGCTTTTCGTTGTGCTCGCGTGAGAGGAACTCGGTGAGCCGCTCGATAGGCGCGCACACCGGCTGCTGCCCGCGCGCGGGCATCGCGGCGAGCGCAATAGCGGCGGCGAGCAGGATGGCCTCGCGTGTCATCGGATAGGCAAGAAGGGCATGAGCTTGACGAGCAGCGCCGTCACCGCGCCGGATGCCGCGCCGACAGCGATCAGCACCCGCCAGCCACCGCCCGCTGCGTCGAGCGCGCTTCGCACGGCCTTGAGGTCAGCGGCCATCGCCTCGACAGATTTGTTGAGCGCGGCGACCTCGGCCTCGAGGCGTCCGAAATCGCGCGGGTCAATATGATCGCTCATGCTGCGATCTCGGTGATGGTGATCGAGGACGACATGACGCCGCCGAACAGCCGCGCGCCGTTGTCGCCGTTGAAGGTGAAGGTCGATCCCGCATTGCTCTGCCCGCCGCGCACCTTGAACGTTGTCGCGCTGGTCGTGCCGGCGGTCATGTAGTGCGAGAACGAGATTTCGATCATCGCGTTGGCGCGGTTGATGATGTCATGCCCACCCGCCGCCAGCGCATTCGCGGTGCTGTCCTGGAACAGCGCGACCACCATGTCGCCGAACGACGAAGCACAGAACACGGTGACATCGATGCGAAGCTTGTTGCTCGAGTTCGACGGCGTGATCGTGGCCGTCATCAGTTCTGCGCCTTCGGTGTTTTGCGGGATGGTGTCGTCGTAGGGCATCGCCGTGGTGTTCGTGGCGACGGCGCTGCTCGTCGTGTTGATGACCTGGAGAACCTTGCCCGTCGTCACCGTCGCGCGCTTAAGCTTGTTTGAATCGCTCGCGTCGAGGATGAGGATCTGGTCGCTGGTCGAGTAGGTCGCCGACGCCGGGCTGATGTTCGTCAGCTTCGCGGGCGTCAGCGCGCGCGTGTCGTCGGTTCCGTTGTTGCTCTCGGTTTGCGTCGCGATCTCGATGCGACCTGCGGCGCTTTCGGTGGCGTCCTCAACGCCGAGGTTCGTCCTCGCTGCTGCGGCTGTCGCTGCGCCCGTGCCGCCGTTGGCGACCGACAACGGTATCGACGCTGGCCCGCTGGTGATTGTGGAGAGACTGAGGTGGGTCAACAGATCGTTGAACTTGTCCACCAGGTCCGCGAGGTCAGGACGCGCGAGCTTCGGATCGTCCGTCGCGCTGTCGAGGTTCGCTTTTGAGGCGTTCGTCGGTAGCGTCATGCCTGTGGCCCTCGCAGCTCTACATCGATCGTTGCATTGGCAAGTGTACCAGAAGAATTGTACACTTTAAATTCAGCCGCTGGCTCAGAGTTGACGATCTGCGTTTTGCTTATCAACTCCCACGACCAGCCCGCGCCGACGTTCTGAAGCGCCAGGATACGGGCGGTCGAAATCGCCGCCAGCTGGCCGCGCGCGCCGATCTTGAAGTGCCCCGCCGCGACCGACGAAAACCACGACGCCGTCTCGGTGGCGGTGTTCACATCCTCGTAGGTGTCGGTGTAGCTGCTGGATGAGATGATCGTGGTCAGGCCCGACAAGACCGGCGTCGTGTCCGCGACGCTCGCGCGGATCTGCACATACCGTTTGCCCTCGACCAGCGCGAGCGCGACCCAGGAGCCGGTTACGGTGCCATCGGCGGTCGTGCCAGTTTTCATTTCCAGCGTGACGGTGCCATTCGCCACCGCCGTCACCAGCGGCGTGAAGTTCACATCCGCCCCGAGATCGAGGATCGGCGTCTCGTATCGGATCGGGCTGTTGTTGTTGAGGATGCTGTCCCAGGTCGCGGCGAGGCTCGACCAAGCGCTCGGGAGGTTCGACCAGTTCTGGCTGCTCGTCGCATGCAGCGAGTTGTCGGTGTCGAGGAAGCACGAGGTCTTCGTCCCCGGCCATGTCAGCGACTGTTCGATCCGCTGGAGCAGCACATCGCGCAGAGGCGGATCGCCGAGCACCGCAGACGCGATGAAGCGCGCGTCGGTGCTTTCGTTGCCCGAGCTATCCACGGTCTTGATCGCGAACCAGTACGTCCCCGAGGCCAAGTCCGCCGTCTCGTACGGCGATGAGATGAGCAGCCCTTCATGCAGCGCCGTCATCGAGGACCAGTCGGTCGTGCTGCTGGTCTTGTATCTGATCCGGTAGCCGCCGCCGGATCGCACATCCGCCGGGAGGCTCGCGAGACTCCATGTGAATCGCCGCGTTCCGTCCGCGATGCGCGCGACCTGGAACGTATCAGGGCGCGGCGGCGGCGCGCTCTTGCCCTCGACCACGTGGCCCGTAACGGTCACCCAGCCCGACACCACGCCGAGACCCGAGATCGATCGGACGCGCACATCGTAGGCCGTGCCGTCCTCGACCGGCGCGACGTAGCCGACGGTGACCGACGCCGAGGACAGGACGCTATCCCAGTCGGCCTCGGCGCTCTTCTTCCACGCGAGTTCGTAGTTCGCCACGCGCGCATCGCTCGGCGCGGTCCATGTGGCCTTGATCCGCGAGATAACCGAGCCCTCGGCCAGCTGGAGGATCTCGGCGTCGCCGCTCGCGAGGACGAGCGACGTCGGCGCGGACACGCTGAACGGATTGGGCAAGTCGGTGTCCGGCGCGGGATCGACCTCCTCTTCGTCGGTGCCCGCCGTCCAGTCGTAGATGGTCGAGGCGGTCTCGCGCAGATCGAGATCGACGCCGAGACTGCCGTCGCCATCGGTGACGAAGCGCAAGCCGGTGACCTCGAAGGGCTTGGCGGTCCAGCCCATGCGCGCGTTCGTCAGGCCGACGACGTCGCCAGGAACGAGCCGATACGCCGTGAGCTTCGCCGCCAGCTGCACCGAGATCTGCTGCCGCGCCTTTCGCAATTCGATGCGCGCGATACGCTGCGCGGTCGCCGCCGAGGTGGTGAAGGGGAGATCGATGTCGCGCCAGAGCTTCTCGCCGCCGTCGTCGCTGACATAGGTCGAGCTCGTCACCGACGGGAAATCGCTGGCTTGCCATTTGTTGTCCGGCGACACGAACGTCCCCTTGACCCCGTTCGCCAGATCCCGGCGGCTCAGGCGCGACGACACGCGGATTGGCCCGCGCAGATCGGCCTCGGTCAGCGTGATGGTCGGCGCGGTGTACGCGCCAGCGAATATGGACCATGTGCCGCCGACAAGCGACGCGCGGCCAGCCATAGCGCCGGTCATCGAGGCGATGATGTCGCGCGGGCGCTGCGAGGTGTCGAACGTACCGTTCATCGTGTAGCGGTCTTCGGTGCCGCCCGCCGCCAGCGTGACGTTCTCGTCGCAGATATTCGCGGCGGCGATCAGGTCGGCTTCATCGATGCGCGTGGCGTAGTCCACGCCGAGACCGCGTATCGGATCGGTCAGGTAGTCGGCCAGGCAGAGCGCCGCATTCGCGCTCCATGCGGTCGTGCTGGTGCGCGGGTCGTAGACCTTCTTGCCCTTGACGATGGAGGTGATGTTCGGAATGCCGCTCGCAAACAGGTCGGAATTGTGGGTCAGCCGGACGTAGATGCACGCGCGGCCACGCTGCCGGTGGTCAGCGGTCCACTTGTCCGATGCTTCGGTGATCAGGTCCGCGAAGGCTGTTTGCCCATCGGTGCCGAGCTTCTTCTCGACACGGACATACCCGGCATACTTGCCGGTCGCTTCGCCCGAGCCGTCGAGCGGGACGACCTCGTCATCGAAGTAGATGTCGCCGATCTCCTCGCACTCATGACCGGCGAGCGTGATGATCAGGTGCAGCTTGGAATTGCTGTCGGTGGTGTGAAGGAACGTGATCGCACCGCCGGTCCGCACCTGGCCATAGACCACGCGCCACGGCGTGATCGGCTCGCGCACGGTCTGCGTGCGTTGAGCGCCGGCAAAGGGGTCGGAGAGTTTCGGAAGCTTCGGGCGGAAGATCGATCCGGCAAGAGCGGAAATGGTGATTGAGGCGACGATGTTGACGGCAAACGCCACAACCGTCGCGACCGTTCCTGTCAGGCCGATTGCGGCGGCGACGGCGGCCCCAACAAACGGCATCAGACGCCCCAGGCAGCGACGATACAGCGCGAAGGCATCATCAGTAGCCCCGATTGCGAAAGGCACGCCACGCGCGATCCTGCGACGATCCCGGTGGCCTCGGTCTCGCCGTAGTCCGCCGTGACCAGCACGACGTCGCCGCGCTTCGCCATGAGGACGTTGTTCATCGCCGGGCCCAACGCCTTAGTCCACACCGCGCGCAGCCCGCCGCCGGACAGCGCGAGCATCGTGGCGCGCGCGCCCTCCTCGTCGGTGTACTGGCCGCGATAGAGCGCGACCGGGTCGGTGTCGGTCATCGCCAGCACGCAGTCGCCAGCGAACAAGCCGCAGTCGTGCTGGCCCCACTGAAACGGCTTATCGCGCGCATCTTCCAGCGCGGCGGCGAGCCTCGACGGCCAATCTTCGCGGCGTGCGATCATCAGCGGCCCC